TTAATTGGTATTTCTACAGTAAGAGGTGGGGATACTTTATTCTTTAAGAATGATGGATCAGATAGTTTTGAATATTCGATTGAGTCAAACTTTACTCAAGTATTAGGAAAGGCACAAAAAATTACTGCGCATGTGGCGGTAACAACCTCTCATAACCTGGCTAATGGTAACACAATAGATTTAACATTAGATTCCAATATTTCTGGTGGTGTAGGAGTATCCACATCAGTTACAGTAAAATATTCTGCTGCTGAAGACAAAATTTTAATAAACACAGTACCTTTAGCTCAAACAAATATAGGAAATGACAGTATTTTCTTGGCAGATCATGGATATGAAACTGGTCAGAAGGTATACTATGATGGTAAAACTACTCAAGCCACCGGATTATCAACAGGAACATACTTTGTCTATAGACTAGATGACAATACTTTCCAATTAGCAGAAACAAGATATGATGTAGTAAATGAACCACCAAAAGTTGTTGGTATCACAACTAATACTGGTGGATCTTCTCAAGAATTATCATTAATAAATCCACCATTATCAATTATTAAAAATAATGATTTAGTATTTTATGTTTCAGATTCATCTTTATCAGGATATAATTTTAATTTATACTACGACTCAGGTTTTAAAAATGAATTCGTATCTACTGGATCAACATCATCATTTGTATTGTTAAAGGAAGGAAATGTTGGAGTTGGCACAACATCAACTGTAACATTAAAATATTCAGATTCAAATCCTACAAACCTTTATTATGCTATCGAAAAATCTGGAGTCGTAAGGCCTAGCGATCCTGATGTCGATAATGGATCAAAACTCACATATATTGATAGTGAGTATGAAGGATCTTATCCAGTATTTGGTGTCGGAACTACATCATTCAATTTATCTCTTAATAAAATTCCTGAGAGGTTATCATATACCTCATCACAAACAGATAATTTATCATACATTACAAATTCATCTTTAGCGAGTGGAGGAGTAGGTAAGATTTTATTAACATCCGGTGGATTAGGATATAAAAATATTCCCGGAATCACAAGTATAACATCTGCAAATGGTATTAATGCAAAAATATTATGTTTATCTGATAATATAAACAAGATAAACCAAGTTAGAATATTAGACCCCGGCTTTGAATATCACTCAGATAAAACACTCAGGCCTGATGCTCGTATTTCACCAACAATAACTTTAATCAACTCCGATGTCATAGGAAAAATTGAAGTCATCTCTGGAGGTAAGAATTATATTTCTGCACCAGATTTAGTTGTGGTTGATCCAGAAACTGGAAAATTAACTGATCAAGGTGTGATTGAATTATCATTATCATCAAGTTCCGTTTCTGAAGTCAATGTTATTAGTTCACCTAAAGGTTTAAAACCAATAGAACAGAGAATAAGAACTGTTAATAATTCAAATGGTGTATCTATATCTCAAGTAGTAGGTATGTCTACTACAAGCACTGTAGGAATAGTTACATGTACATTAGTAACTCCTGTAGCAGGATTTTCTACTTCAGTATTTGAAGTAGGTGAGCAAATATTTGTAGAGGGAATACAACTTGATTCTTCAACTGGGTCAGGATATAACTCAACAGATCATGGATTTAATTTCTTTACAGTTACATCGTATACTAATACTAATCCTGCTGTAGTTAAATTTGATATGACTGGAATTACAACAGTTCCTATTGGTATCGCAAAAACAACTCAAAGTAATTATGCAACAATAACTAAATTTAGTGATTATCCATCATTTAGAACTACACAGGCAACTGCACAATTCAAAGCAGGTGAAAGACTTGCAGTAAAAACAGGTAACAATTTTGTAATTGGTAATCTTACAGTTTTTGAAAATAATCCAAATGAGTTCATTAGAATAAGTGGTAAAGATGAACTAGTCGTTGGTGATCAAATAAGGGGAGAAATCACTGGTACTGTAGCAACTATAAACTCGATTGATGTTAATCGTGGTAGATTTAATGTTGATTTTTCACTCAAGCAAAATCGTGGATGGGATACGGAGACAGGTAAATTAAGTGAAGATTATCAAGTTCTTGCCGATAATGATTATTACCAAAACTTATCTTATACGGTTCAAAGTCCAATATCCTACACAGATCTTATTGATCCAGTTAATAGATTACTTCATACTACAGGACTTAAAAATTTCTCCGACACTGGTATAACATCAACTGCAAAATCAGGTATTTCATCCATTTCTAATTTAGTTCTATCAAGAGATTTAATCACAGAGCAAAGAGTTGATACTGTTAATAATTTTGATTTAGTTATTGACACAGATACTCTTGATAATGGATCAAAATCTAAGTTTTTAAAGTTTAAAAATAAAAAACTCGCAAGTTATATTGAGTGTAGAACTAATCGTGTAATTGAAATAGATGATATTAGTTCTCAATTCTCTAATGCAGAAAGCACAAATAATAATAGAATAGATATTCCACTAACTGAAGATTATACAAGTTATGTTGTTCAAACTAAAAATATAGCAACAAATGAAGTTAGATTAGATGAAGTGGTTGTATTTAAAGATTCAACTGATACATTTACATTTGAAAAAAATAGTTTAGGTATTGGAACGGATCGAATTGTTGATCTTGTTGGATTTACAGATTCTGCAACTGGTGACACATCACTTAGAATTACACCAAACGATCCATTTAATGATGATTTAGACATCAAAGTATATGAAAACAGATTTAATAGTACTTTATCTGGTGTGGGAACTCAGGCTGTTGGATTTATCAATCTTATTGGCGTTAGTACAAATGTAGGTGCTGCAGTAACGACGAATGTTCTATCTGCTCCAGTAGGATTTACATCTGCGTTCTATGCTACTATTGAAGTTAAAGATACGATTACAAGTGAGAAAAATTTAGTTGACATATATGTAACTCAAGATGGAACTAATTCATACTTTACAGAGTACTATGTTGATACTGGTGATATTGCAAACTTCTCATCTAATTTTATAGGAACATTTACATCAAATCTACAATCTAATATTCTATCACTAGATTTTTCAAATACTGGTATCAATACCGTAAATGTTCGTGCAAAGGCTGTTGGTTTTGGAACAACAACAGCAGGAACTGGAACTTATAGATTTAAAGACTCAACACAACTTGCTGGATCTGAAAGATCTGTAAATTTACAATCAAACTATAAGAGAGTTAGTGCATTATCTACAATCGTTGGAGTTGATTCAAACAAATACAATGCAATTAAGAGTATTGTAAAAGTTTCCAAAGGAACTACTCATGCTATGCATCAAGTAATCGCAATGCATGATGGAACAAGCACATCTACAGTACACTATCCATTCATATCAATAGGAAGCACTGCAGGTATTGGTACATTTATAGCAAGTTTCTCTGGATCTAACTTTAATTTAAGATTTAATCCAGATAGTGGATTCAGTGATGTAGAGGTTCAAGCGTATAGTGAATTATTCTATGAAGATGTTGATATATTTAATATACCTCCAGATTTAACATATGGTAGAGTAAGTGAGTCTGTTAAAGTTAGACAATATAATGCTGTCAATGGTGATCGTGCAAATAAAAAAGAATTTGAATTAAAACATGATGGAGTTCCAATATTTTCAAAACAATTCAGACCAACTGATGCATCAATTTTAAATCCAGTAACTGGTGTATTTACAATTACTGATCATTTCTTTAGAACAGGTGAAAAATTAAAATACACACCTAAGAGTTCATTTATTGGTGTTGCAGCTACTGCAATGACAACTGCACATAGTTCAGATGTTCCAACAGATGTATTTGCTATTCGTTTAACAAAAGATACATTTAAATTAGCATCTAGTAAATCTAATGCTAATGCTGGCATAGGTGTTACTTTTGTATCTTTAGGATCAGG